AAATCATTTGTCAAGGACTATATAGGATTTAGTAAGTTTACTAGTTTAGATAACTTACTGGGACAACTTCTGGTTGTGCTGTACATCACACCGCTTACGAGCCGTCTTTGTGCAGTGAACAGCCAGAACTGATCCCTGATCCATTGGTTATCTAGTACAGCATTGCGGTACAGCTACGATGGATCTGGGATCAGTGCTATGACCGGACGGCTTCAGTGCTGATCCCTGGTCCAATGATCACGCCGAAAGGCCTGAACCCTACCAGTTTGGATAGCGTTGGACCTGGGATCAGTTGTCTAGTGTAGGTTGTACAGTTTACCTTGGCTACACACTCAGCTGGTCCAAAGTTTTTGATGTATGGGTTGATTACTCATCTACCCTTCCTCATCAATTGACAGGCGCTTCCGGGCTGGAAGTAAGAAGGCCAGCCCTGGGGTGAAGCAGCAAGCGCCAAGCAGCAAGCAACAAGCTTGACAAAAAGAGATAAAGGATTATAAGGGATATATGTTAAAGAAAGAATTAGAAGCAATCACCGGTTCACTGTCCAAGCCTTCAAAGATGCCTGGACCAGCTTATAACCTGCCGGCGTATAAATGCATCACAGGTCAGAAGCTTGCGAAGGTTCCAGGCTCTGTTTGTTTTGGCTGCTATGCCCTGAAGGGTAGATACAGATTTAAAAATGTTAAGACAGCGATGGAGCGAAGACTGGAAGCTCTTCAGGACCCTCGTTGGGTTAACGCAATGATACAATTAATTAAACCCCACAAAGAATTTAGATGGCACGACTCAGGGGACATCCAAAGCCTCGAGCATCTACAAAATATTTTTAGGATATGCAGAGCAACGCCGGACACCAAGCACTGGTTGCCAACGCGTGAAGCTCAGATTTTAAAACGTGTCAAAGTAAACGAAGTACCGCGTAACCTGGTTATCCGGTTCTCGTCTCATATGGTTGATCAGGGCCCTGTCTCTTTCTGGCCCTGGACATCCACAGTAACAACAGATGGTAATCACAGCTGCCCGGCTGCAAAGCAAGATAATAAATGTTTAGATTGCAGGGCGTGCTGGGACCGTGGTATAAGAAATATAAGTTATGGAAAGCATTAAAGAATTCCCGCGTGGAATATCGGATCAGGTCATTAGCTTAAGAGCTCACGACGGTGAGTGCGAGCGTGCATCCTGGTCCGGGCCTCAAGCGACAAGCTTCAAGCACCAAGCTCCTGAAGGAACAAGCCACAAGCGTCAAGCGTCAAGCATAAAGGTTCAAGCGCCAAGCCACAAGCATCAAGCGCCAGGATCCCGGACCCTGGAAAAAGTTTCACGGACCTGTCTCTGAGGTCCTCTACCAAGATAAATGAATTGCGTGGATGCTTCACGTGGAAGCTAATTTGATGTGGGCTGAAGCGAACCTTGTTACTCTTCGTAACTTTAAGCTCTAGTGTAAAAAAGTGGCCGTTATTATTATAAGCCAGTAAATCGGGAGTACCAAAAGAGCTAAGGTTTTCAAGTCGAATCCAAGATATATTGTTAATTTTTTTCTTAAGTTTTTCATATAATTTTCGCTCAGGTTTCAAGGTAACTAGTGCCCTCTATTCTGGATTGGTTTGAGCGATAATTATCTTTTCTGTTGTAGGTTTTAATACAACACGAATCGAAGGTTGTCCAATAATATTTGACTCTTGCACTTCAATTCTTCTTATCTCTTCTAAGTGTCCACCGACTTGCATGAACACTCTCGCAGTTGAAACTGCATTACCTTTCTTGCCATCAGTAAACTGATCAAGATACTCTTGTAGATGTTTTACGTACACTTTCTAATTCCTTTCTAAGTTGACCATTTAACTCTTGATGTTTTTTATTTATATCTTCCAAATCTTTTATTCTTTCTTTCAATTTAACAATTTGTTTTTCTAAATCACTATCTCCTCTGTCGTCCATATAGTTTTCAGACACAGTTATTCTTTCGTTATTCATAGTTGACAATATAGGATAGTTACCTTAAATTGTCAATCATGGGATTGCCAAAAAGATTAACAGAAATGCAACAAAGGTTTGCTGAGTTTTTAGTATTCGGTGGACCTGATGGACCTATGACTCAAACAGAGGCAGCGCTCGCTGCTGGATATAGTCCTAAACGTGCAAGACAGGAAGGATCAGAACTATGCAACCCAAGACTGTCACCGCTTGTTGTTAAGCATATAGGTGAATTGAAAGAAGAAAGATTACGTAAACATGAAGTAACTTACGAAGGTCATGTAGCAGAACTTGCTAGACTTCGTGAAGCTGCTTTGAAGAAAGGTTCTTTCTCTTCTGCTGTAAACGCTGAAGCCAATCGCGGCAAGGCAGCAGGATTATACATAGACAGAAAAATAATAAAAACTGGGAAACTAGAAGACATGTCAGAACAAGAATTAGAAGCAAAGATGAAACAAATTTTAACCGACTACGGTCAGATAATTGATGTAACTCCATCTAAATCTTCTGAATCTTCTTTACCCAAGCCCGAGGAATCATCGTCCGATCCCCAAAACTAATTCCATCGTTATCTTTATCGTAAGACGCAAACAGTTTAATATGGTTTTTTGTTTTTTCATACAACCAACCCTCATTAACTGGTTTAGCTAATTGCATCTTATCAAATTCTTTCTCGTTAGCCCAGCCAGAGTCACTGACGCAATCAATCCACTCCACCCTGACTTTCGGATAAGGTATATCGGGAGCACTCTCAGTAGCAATTCTTTTTCGTCTTTTCCTAGGCATATAGGTTTCTACCACAGATTTTTATTTTTAAAAACTCTTCTCGCGCGCGTGAACCCGAAATTGATGGTACATTATAATTTGTACTAAAAATAAAAAGTGTACTA